CTTCTTCAAGATAGCGTTTCGCCATACAAACATAGACGATTTCCTTTGGTTGCAATTTGGGGGCAGAGGAAAAAGAGAGATAATAGTCCGTATGGTGCAGTTAGGAATATCCGAGACAGCCAGGACGATTTAAATAAGAGAAGGTCTAAGGCTTTGTTTATCCTATCCACTAATCAAATCATCGCTGATGAGGACGCAGTTGAGGATTGGGATGAGTTGGCGGATGAAATATCACGTCCAGACGGTATTATTAAAAAGAGAAAAGGGGCAGAATTAGAGATAGTAAATAACCGGTTACTTGCGGATGAGCATGTGCAGTTAATGGCACAAGATGCGGAATATATAGAAGCAACCAGCGGAGTAACGGATGAACAGTTAGGAAGAAGCACTAACGCAATATCGGGCAAGGCTATTACTGCAAGGCAAGACCAAGGGCATGTTGTAACTTTGTCATACTTCGATAATTTACGGTTAGCCGTGCAGTTGATTGGAGAGATACAATTATCACTAATAGAGCAATATTATAATGAAGAAAAGACGATAAGAATATCGGGAGAAAAACAGGGTATGGAGTTCCAGTCTATAAACGCCCCTGATGAATTTGGAGAAATACAAAATGATATTACAGCGAGGCAAGCAGATTTTATCGTGGACACTGCTAATTTTTCTGCATCTATTCGCCAGAGCACGTTTGAAACGCTTATGGAGCTGTCCAAAACAATGCCACCCGAAATCACTATTCAATTATTGGATTTGATAATTGATATGGCTGATTTCCCGGGAAAAGATAATATTGTTACAAGGATAAGACAGGTAACAGGTCAGGCAGACCCAGAAGCAGACCAAGAAGACCCACAAGTTGTAGCAGAACAGCAGGCGAAGGCAGAACAGCAGGCGAAAGAAGCCGAACACCAAGATATGATGATGCAATTAGAAATAGCTGAAAAGCGAGCTATTATTGTGAAAAACCAGACAGACGCTAAAGCTACGGAAGCAGGCATTGTCTTTGACCAGGAAAAATTAAGAATTGAAAAAGCTGAAGCTCTCAACCAAATACAAAATTCAGCTAAGGAATTAAACATTAAAGAGAAGATTGCGAACAAGCCAATTGGCACTACTGTAAAAGCAAATAAACCTGTTAGCAAACGGGTACAATCTAAGGATACTAAACCAGGAAGACATGAAAAGGGATTGTCTTCTAACAACAAAAAGTAGGAGGGGCGGAATATGTCAGAAGAGTATAAGGATTTAGGCTTGAGTGAAGAAGAGCTGGCTGAATTGGAAGAAGAGGAACAGGCGGATGTAGAACCAGATACCGAGCCTGAAACGGAGGTTGAGGAAGAACCTGAACCCGAGAAAGAACCTGAACCGGAAGAAGATAACGCACAATTTGACGAAGGTGAGGTTGATTTCCAAACGCATTTGGACAACAGGCTTGCACTTGAAAAGAAATATGCGAAGCCTGATAAACCTCGGGAGATGACGGCAGAAGAAAGAAAGGCACTGGTAAAAGAAATCCGTGCTGAAATGGAAGCTGATAAAGCACAAGATACATGGCGTGCAGACCAGCAAACATATTTAGCAAAGAATGTACGACTTAAGGACGAAGTTTTATACGGTGCTTTTGTTCAGCAAGTTAATAAGCTTGTAGATACAAAAGAAGGGCAAAAACTTTCTAACAAAGACCTGCTTGCAAAGGCTGGTAGTGTTGTTCTTAAAGCGTTCGGGCAAACAGAAACGCCAACAAAAGGTAAAACAGCTTTGGCAAATGCCAAGAAAAAAGCAGGGGATAAAAGTAAGATACCACAAACTTTAAATGGCGTTCCCAATGCAGATACGAATATGGGGGACTCTAAGTACGGATATTTAGAGGGGCTATCAAATGAAAAATTAGAAGAGGCTTTGGGTAAGTTGTCCGCCGAAGATATGGACGAGTACCTAAGCCAATAACCAATAATGCCATGATTTAGAGTTCCTTATAGCTCCTCTGTTTACAGGGCAAAAATCGGGTATGATTACAATTCAATAAGGAGACTTTATCATGGGGCAAACAGTAATTGGTCTTAACGACCCGAAAGCGATTAGAAAACAATCAGCTTTTTTGGCAGTAGATGTGCCGAAACAAAGCTATTGGAACAGAAAGTTTGTAGGCAGTGGAGAAGGTTCATCCATGCCTATTCAGAGATTAACGGATCTGGAATCAGACGCAGGGGAATTTGTTTCCTACGACCTTTCCATGCAGTTAAAAATGCAACCGGTGGAAGGAGATGAGGTTCTTGAAGGAAAAGAAGAAGGACTTAAATTCTATACGGACGGTGTTTTCATTGACCAAATGAGAGGTGGTGTTGACTCTGGTGGAAGAATGACCAGAAAACGAACTATCCATGACCTGCGAAAAATCGGCAGAAAAAGACAATCTGAATGGTGGGCAAGGGTGTTCGATGAGATGCACTTTATGTATGCGTCTGGAACAAGAGGTAATAATACCGGTTGGGTATTTCCCACAACTTATACAGGTTTTGGAAATAACCCGTTGACACCTCCTGATACAGACCATTACAGGGTTGCGAATGCTAAAACAAAGGCAACTCTAACAGCATCAGACAAACTTACGTTAAGTGATGTTGATAAGATGTACACACATGCTCAAATGATGGGCGGTGGTACGGAAGAAAAGCCACAGATTGAACCAATTAAGATTAATGGTGAAGACCATTATGTTTTAATTATGAATCCTTGGCAGGAATACGACATCCGTCATGCAGCCGGTGAGACTGAATGGTTAGCAATTCAGAAAGCAGCCGCAGGAGCAGAGGGCAAGAAATCACCTATTTTTAAGGGTGGTCTTGGAATGTATAACAATGTTGTTTTCCATAAACATAAAGACGTTGTTCGGTTTTCTGATTATGGTGCAAGCGGTGATGTCCAAGCGGCAAGGGCTTTATTTCTTGGAGAGCAAGCCATGGTTATTGCTTTTGGTTTAAAAGGTTCTGGACTTCGTTTTGATTGGAATGAGGAAACGAGAGACAATGGGAATAAGGTTGTCATTTCTACTCATACCATTTTTGGAATGAAGAAAGTTACTTTTAATGGGTTAGATTACGGCATGATGGCGTTAGATACTGCAGCCGCTGAACCTGTATAAAAAAAGCACTTAATACACGTTTATTGAATGCCGACCATTTTGCTGACACCAGCAAGATGATAATTAAATTTTAATAAGGAGATATTATCATGGCAGTTTTTGAATCAAATAAATTTACAGGGCATCAGCCTGTTACACCTCCGCATTCTGCAGGGGAGCAATATTTAAGTGATGCAGTGGCAGATGTACCGGCAACCCATGTTGTTGGGGATATTATAAAGCTTTGTGTCTTGCCTTTTGGGTGCAGACCAACAGATTTTACGCTGGTTTCGGAAAGTCTTGACTCTGGTACAGCTATTCGTGTGTCGGTTGGAAGATTAAACGACGCAGGAGATGACCTTGTTGCAGATACAGAGTTTATCACAACTGGAAACCTTGGGTCTGATGCTTTAATCAGGGCAACTTTACCCAAAGGTTTTTTGAACATCTTACCGGAAGAGTTTACCGACCAAACAATAGCGATAAAAATAACCACAGGTGCAAGTGGTGCTATTGCAGGTAAGGTAAGAGGTATTCTAAGTTATAGAGCCACGGAGTGGGGGATATAATGTTAATCCAATGTTTATTTGAGCGTGGTGGTAGTGATGTTTACTATAATATACAGGCTTTTTCTTATGTGTTTAAAAAAAACAAACATGGGGATAGGGTTTGTCAGGTAAACTCCGCAGAGCATCGGGATTGGATGGTTCGGTCTGGTAACTTTAAAATTTATCAAGAACCTAAAAAACCCACCAAAAAGGTTAAGAAATGATCCTTGAAGAGTTAGTTGCTAAAGTTGTTACCGGAATACAAGATCCTTCTTTTACAGAGGACGACATAATTGCTTTGCTCAATACTGGTTTGGTTGAGGCTACAAGTTTGGTATGTGCTCCCGGACTTCAGGCACAAGAGGTTATTTCTTTTCTGGTTTGGTTGAGGCTACAAGTTTGGTATGTGCTCCCGGACTTCAGGCACAAGAGGTTATTTCTTTTGTGCCTGATCCAGTTTCATTGCTTATGCCTGATTTCTTGCCGATGCCTGAAAATTATTCACATGATTTGTATGAATGCAGAAATGAGACAGCTAAACATCCTGTAGCTATTCGGGCATCGTCAAGGGTTCTAAGACAGCTTTATGATGGTATTGAGAATAGCAGTGTTTTTATAGAGTCTTGTGCATGTGAAGGCAGAGAACTTTGGGTGATGCCTTATCCAAGTAATGACCAGGATATACTTGTTCGATATTATCGACATCCTGCTGTTATGGAAGATAGTGAAAGCATACCCGAAGGAATACCGTTACATTTACAGCAATATGTGTTGGTATAGATATTTTAACAACAACGCCTGAATTAGATAAGTGTTGTTATTTAGAGGTATCAGGGTATATTTATATTTCTTCCACTAATTATATTGTCCGCTTGGAAATAGCGACAAACATAATTGAGACATGGGGAATACCAATACCTTCCTCACCAATATTAAATATTGTAGCAGGTGGGATGCCTAAAGGTATTTACCATGTTTGTTTAACCAATGTAAGAAATGGTCGAATATCGGGTAATTCTGTTATTACACCAATTACTTTAATTGAAGACGGTGGAATTGAAATAACTAATTTACCAGCAGATGCTCAAGTATGGATTACAGAACCAAATGGTTCACAATTTTTCTTCGCAGGAACTAACCCTCAAATAGTAACACTCCCGCAAACACAAGAAACTTTACAAACTTTATGGGCTAAAGAGCCACCTGTTTTAAAGAATTTATGCTGGAATTTTGGCAGGGTATGGGGCAGTATTGGAAACAGGATAGTTTACAGCGAACCATATCAGCCTGAATTGTTTGGTATAGATGATTTTTTTGAACTTGAAGAAGAGCCTTTGTTAATAGCCAAGACAACGGGCGGTATGTTTATTGGTTGTAAGAGTAAAACTTTTTATCTTGCAGGGAATAATCCAATGGAAATGCACCTAATAGAGAGTGATGGTGGTGGTGTTTTGGAAGGCTCTTTAAGTTATATTACAGATATGGGAGAGTATGGCAAGAATGTACCATTGTGGATGAGTTCGGATGGCGTTTGTGTGGGGCTACATACAGGACAAGTGCTAAACATCACAAAAGATAAAATAAAAATAGATTTAAAAAACTGTAAAGGTTCGTCAATTTGTAGAGTCGCAGACGGTACAGTTAAAGCTTTATTTTCTATATCAGGTGTTGGCGGAGCATCGGTAGGTTTTGGAGACTCAACCACGGCGGAAGTAGTGCGAAATGGGAAGGTGATATGATAAAAACTATGGAAGAAAATACCCAGTTTGAAGAAGATGTGGCTTGCCTTACAGTAAGAAAGAGAAACGGAAAGGCGGTTAATTTTATAGACTTATCAAACAAAGCTCATTTACCCTTAACAGTGCTATTTTTAAATAAAGAATACTTGTTAAACTGCACTAAAAATGATAAGTTGATTTTAACTAAATAAAAAGGCGGGATTTATGGCGGATATGGAACTAACATCAAACGAAGTGTTGGCATCGCAATTATACCAAGGAGCAGGCATTGCAGAGAATATGTCATGGGTAATAAATGTGCAAGTTCAACGTGCAGAAAATGACAGTTTAAAAGTTCAATGGAGAACATGGCAACATGATGGAGAAGAAGTTTTAGAAAAAACAGACTCATTGACTCTTCGGCACGGGGCAGTTATTGATGTAACCCGTATTTATTTGTATGATTTAAATTATCTTGTTCAGCCGGTAAAACTCACTTACAAAAGCCAAGATTATTTTTTATATCCTACAAGTACTGGAAAGTTAGCTTTATCAACAAAACCTGTACACCTTACGCATTTACAAGGAGAAAGTTTTTTAACATTTTATGGTACTATGGAAGGATTGCGAATAGATGTAATTGTTGATGAGCATGCAATAATTTTAAGTAGGGCGAATGATGAGGAGATAACGCATCATATAAAAAGAGGAGAAACGTTTAATTTTAAGCATACGATAATATCAGAGGTGTCCCCAACAATGGATAATACGGGCATGTTTCCTGTAAAAATTCACTATGGCGGTCAACCATATTCTTTAGATAAAGTAGATGGAAAATTAGAATTAAAAGCAAAATAAAAGGGGCGGAACATGGTAGCATTTGAAGACATCCCAGATATAGAAGACGACCAACAAGTTATAGACGAGTCGTTGCTTTTTGTGGGGTGTGAGAAGAACATTTTTAAGGCTGTTGTCGAAAGTTGTACAGATGGGGCAGAAGTTTGTATAACCCATGACAAAAAAGAGCAGACCGTAAAAATAAAAAAAGGTGAGCAGTTAGAAATTAATTGTGAATGGTGTCTTGATTTAACAGATGATATAGAAGCTGGACATGCTTTCCCTGTAAAAATGAGTTACAATGGAGATAGTTACTTGCTAACGTGTGAAGACAACAAAGTAAGTTTAAGTAAGGGGGAGAAACATGAAGATTGATTTAAAAGGCTCATTTTCAGTTGCTATTCCTTTACTTTCAGATGCTCTAAACAAAGAAGAACTGGAAAAAGAAAACCCACCGAAAAAAATGCGAGCAACGATTTCTTTTGATGGTACGAATACTAACATACATATAAAGACTTCGGAGAGTACACAAGATATAGAACTTACTTGTAAGGATAAATGTATTATTCCTTATAATGCGACATTTAGTTCATCACGGATACGAAGACCGTTTGTTCCCATATTGTTTAAATGTAACGATAAGAAATATGCGGTACATGTAACCAAAGAAAATAAGTTAGCGTTAAAAACAGAATAAAAATTTAAAACCAGCCTGCAAGGTAATCCCTCCCAGCTCATGGCTAAAACGGAAAAGGAGTTTTCCCATGAGCAACATTATTCAAGCAACAAATTTAGCACAAAAAATGGCAGAGGATAAAGAGATAGCACATGCTCTTTTACACCACAAAGACAAACTTGCTTTTACCGGTACTGTAAAAACAGACCATGTAAGAAATGGCAAGCTTATTCATTCCCAGATCGGTAAAAACACGTTTACCACGGAAGGTATGGCCAAGATGCTTAACATCATGTTCCATGATGTAGCCAAAGCCGCCGCACATATCTGGTATGTTGGTATTTTTAAAAACAACATCACTCCGACACTTGCAGATACAGGTGCAAAGCTTGGAGCTGGCAACGCTTATGGCGAGTGCCAGGACGCAGACTATGACTCCCCATTAACAAACAGACCTGCTTACACAACGGAAGATACTACCACTGCTGTAATTTCCAACGTGAACGCAAAGGCTCATTTCATTATGAATGGTAGTATTACTGTTTATGGTGCTTTTCTTGCTGATACTCCTGCAAAGACTTCGTCTTCTGCTGTTATGATGTGTGCTAAAAGGTTTGGTACACCCCGTGCTGTTATCAATGACGATGAGATATATGTTACATACCAAGTGTCAGCAACAACATCATAAGCTACTTAATAGTTTCATGCTATTTGCAATTATGTTGATATTTTCCTTGACTTTCTAATAAAAAGTGTATATTCTCTTAATTAACGTTAATTTTATAAAAGGAGAATATCAACATGAACAACAAGTTTGAGATTAAAGGCAGTTTGGTAGAAGTTATTGTTCCTCACAAAAAATCAGGGGAACAATTTACATTTACATTAGATGTAGATGATTTGAAAATAATCCAGTCCAAAGCATCATGGGGAATGGATAAAAACAAAACCTCCGCAGTTGCTAATTTTAGACAGGAGGGGAAAGCCTGTAAGATTACAATGCACCGGCTTTTAACAGACGTAAAGAACATAAACTTTGCAGACAAAGACAGGTTTAATTTACGCCGTGAAAATTTAGTTGCATCAACAACACGGAAACGGCGTAGAGAGTCGGGCGTTTATTTAAAAGGCAACGATATTTCAGTTAGTGGGGATACTTTGTATATGCAAATAAATAACCCCACTGCAAGCGGAACGGTATTGATAGACAGGGCAGACAGGGAGCTTATATCTCAATACACATGGAATATTAACCCTGTTAATGGATATGTTCAAACCAGAATAAGAAAAGGCAGGGAACATTCAACACCTCTCTATATGCACAGGTTATTAATGGGTGCATGTAAAGGAGATTCGCAAGTTGACCATATAGACCGTAACAGACTAAATAATAAACGAAGCAATTTAAGGTTTGTTACATGGTCAGAGAACCAGCTCAACAAAGGTTTGGGGAGGGATAACACATTAGGGTTTAGGGGTGTATGCCTTACCAAAGACTTTACTTTTCGGGCTCAATTAAAAGTTATGAACAAAACGTTGGCAAAAACTTTCAAAACCTTTGAAGAAGCTAAAGCTCAAAGAATAGCATGGGAAAAGGAACACGAGATACCACATTTATAATACCATTGTAGATAAAAAGCACAAATGACACGTTTCATTTGTGCTTTTTCCAGAACCAGATATTTCAAGCGATTTATAGGATAATTAATGCCAGAAATAAACCACAAAAACTTAGGTACAATTCAAGAACATGCTTATTTGGAAGGCTTGATAATAAGCGTTGACCGAACCGAAGATACTGCCAGTGTGGTAGTGTTGGAATTTGGGGCAAGACTTGATGATGTGCCTGTTTTTTATCATTGTGATCCTTTAGCTCCTATTCGGGAAAATGGAGCGATACGAGACGGGGCTAAGGGGTTTGTGGCTGGTGATAAAGTTATTTTATTGTGTGAGCTTAATACAGCACAACTTAATCAAGAAAGGATTAAGAACGTTTGTGTTATTGGTCATATGGCTGGTGCTAAAAAATGTGCCTATAATTATATTTTAGTTCGGGCAAGTAAGAACGCATTGAAACAGATAAAAGCAGGGGAAACTTATCCGGGGGAAGAGTGCATTATTTATGATGTTCAGGAGGAAGCGATGGCAGTTATTGCCACCGGAGAGGGTGAGACATTAAGTATGCCCTGCCCTGTTAATAATGCCCTGCCTTTTTTGGAAAACATTAAATTTCAGGGCGTGAGTTTGTATGAGGAATTTCCACAAGGTTCTGATGTTGTTTTTGAAGAAGCTGGATATACTCCTGAATGGACAGAGGATTTAAACGGAGACGATATAAGAGGGAGTATTGAAGCCAAGGAGTGGTGGGATACTTACGACCCAAACGGCAACCCTGTTATGGAAATGTTTGAAGACATGACCTTTGGAGTTATGAATGATACAGACGGTTCATACTCAAAGGTTGAAAGTATTTTACAAGAACATGAAGAGAAAATAGCACAATGGGATGAGAACAGTAATTCATTTGGTCAGGATTTTAGAGAATATCCAATTAAAGGTTCGGTTGATTTAAAAGTTCGGAGAGAATGAAATTTGGGTATGTGCTGTTAATTCTTATATGGGAACGATAGTATCTTATTGTGATG